ATGAAAAATGATGTTCTGATTTTAGGTGCTCGTCCCTATGATTTTACAGACGAGAAAACAAATCGCCAGGTGTCTGGTGTTTCGGTGTGGGTCTTGCCACTCGTAAATGATGAACCTGAAAACGTAGTAGGTTTGCTACCAGTTAAATATAGCCTTACGCAAGCACAATTTGCTTTGATTGCTCAGAAGACACTTCCTGCTAAGGCTGAAATGTTTATGACCGTCAACATTGCGACAAAAAAAGTTGCATTTGATCGTTTCGAGAATGTTGAAGCGGTTGATGTAGCTGCGTAATGAAGCCTGAAGATGAGTCAAAATTATCAAGTGCCCTGGAGTCTTATAACAAGAGCTTACTTGATAAGTTGAACGAACAAACAAAATCAACTAATAAAGTCTATGACGAATTAAAGAAATTTAATGATCGTAGTGAAAAAGAAAAACAGGAACAAGAGCAACTTGATAAGAAAAAGCAAGATGAAAATCAAGAGAAAAAACAGAGCTCTGATGAAATTTTAGAAGAATTGAAAAACCTATCTAAGCTAACAGAAGACAACGGTAAGCAAACCGAGACTGATGAAAAAATAGCAAAGATAGTTACCAAAATTGAGAAAGACTATGACATACATACTTTTCAGGCAAAGGTAATTACTTTTTATGGAGTGATTGTCATTCCTGGTCTCCTTTTATTTTTATTTATAAACCACCTCCTAAAACAATTTGTATTTTAGAAACGTGTCTATGGGTAAAGACGTTAAACTATACCTAAAAAACAATTTTGGAGGATTTTTCTATGATTACACCTGAACTTTTAGCGCCAGTTAAGGACGCTGTCTTACAAGCAGTTCCATCTGTTTTACCAATTGGTGCATCAATTTTGGGAATTGGTTTGGCTGTTCGCTTTACAGTATCAACGATCAAAAAATTCTTTTAATCAAAAGCACTCGAAAGGGTGCTTTTTTTGGTAAGGAGCAAAATGAAAAAGTTTTTAAAAAAAGTAGTGACATGTTTCTGTCTAGTTACGTTGTTATTTACATCTGCATTTAAACCTAAGGAGGTTAGAGCAGATGCTGGAGTATTATCAGGTGGTTTACTTTTAGGTAGCCTGAATCCTGCAGTTTTACCTTGGGTGGTATTAGGGATAGTTGCTTGTCTTGCGTTGGGTTATACTATTGAACATTGGGATGATGTAATGGCAGTAGGTGGCCTGGTTGCTGAAGAACTTGATAAAATGGGGCATTCAGTTAGTGATTTTGTTTCTGGGACATCTGTCAAAGTTGATGATACCTTAAAACAGGCAATTAAGAATGCAGGGGCTGGATTAGGTTCAACTGCTCCTGTTCCTAGTACATTAGTTTATAAAGGTGGCCTGATAACCTATACAGGAGTTGTAAAATCTAATTCAGTTAAAATGATGGTTGGCGGTGGGCCTACAGCGAGTTTATATATTGGGACGGAAAAGCCGACATATAATTGGTTTTATTCTGCAGAAAATTTTAAAGAGGGGATAGATTATATTGTTCCTAAATTAACTGTTAAAGTTGATTTAGAACCGACGGACTCTGAAGTTAAATTAAAAACAGTTACGCCTTCCGGTGCATTAGCGGCTGGTGTAGATTATAATGTGGGTCGAAATGAAAAAGGACAAATAAATTACCTTTCGGCGACAATTGCTCATGAAGGGAAAGGAATAGCTAGAAGTGTTTTTTTAGATGTTCCTTCAGGAAATGATGTTGTAGTAAAATCTGTCTCTGTTCCTGAAATTGGTTTAGGGGAGAGGATGACGGTATCAACTGAAAATTTGAAACAAGGCGCTATTGATAGCTCTAGTGTTGATAAATATATAGATACAGCATTCCCTAAAAATAACGAAACAGTAACATTTAAAAAAGATGCGCAAGTAGCATCGTTAAATCTATCTGCTTTACCTTCTGTTTCTAACAAGACATATTCGGATAGTCAATTAAGAGAATTAGATAAGATAAGAGCAGGAACAGCGACAGGAACGTTAACAGGAGCTCAGACGGCAACAGGGGCGCAGACAGCGACAGGAACATTAACAGGTGCTCAGACAGCTACAGGGACGCTGACAGGAGCAGGAACAGGATGGCTTGATAAGATACTAGAATTTCTTAAAAAGTTGTTAGATGCAATTTTAGCGATCCCTGGGCTTATTTTGGACGGACTTAAAGCGCTCTGGGATTGGCTTGCTAAAATCTTACAGGCGATATTAGCTATTCCTGGGGGCATTATAGGAGTTTTAAGCAAGATATGGGAATTTCTTCAAACGTTATCTAAAGTCATTTCTAACGCAATTACAAGCGCTCTGACGTGGGCATTTGGGATAGATGGTACTTGGTTAAAGGGACGGATTGAGTCGCTTCAACGACAATTGAGAGTAAAGTTCCCTACCATGGAACCATTAAGGTATGATTTTAATGATAAGGACACAATAGATGATATGAGTATCAATATTTTGGGTTCTAATTATGTGATATTAAACGGAGCAATAGCAACTAAACTAGCTGGTCCAATGAAAATGATTTTTAGAGCTTTAGCTTATGTTTTGATGGCTTTATTCTTTGCTAGAAAATTCTATAAAGTGGCGGAGGACTAAGATGATACAAGGGTTTTTAAGTATATGTTTTGATATTTTAGAGTGGTTGATAGGCTTGTTTCCATCGTTCGAGTTCGTCAATAATTTTGTATCATCGTTGAACTCAATATCTAATATCTTATACGAGGCATCGCCATTTGTGCCATTTAGAGATATTTTTATCTGTGTAGGATTGATTTCAGGTTTTTATATTTGGCTATTCGGTACGAAATGTGTGAATTGGCTCATACATCGAATACCGTTTATTAACTAAAAAAATAAGAAAGGGTAGGCATGAGAAAACGGAAAGCACGCAACTGCGTGCGCCCGTTTTCTCTGATTAGCATTGGTTATTTTTATGAGAAAAAAAGGTATTCGAGGAGAGCGATTCGAAACACTTTCGGAAAAGCCTGGATATTTGAAAATATTTAGTTTTTTAGGCGCTTTGTCGTCTGATTTGTATCATAGAATTAAAAACGGTAAAGAGTTTAGGGAGTACGGTTTGACCTTGTATTGTGGGCGTCAAGGTGGTGGGAAGACCATGGCTATGACTGAGTACTTGGAACGAATGAGAAAAAAGTACCCTGAAGCGATTATTTGCACGAATTTCGGCTATATTCATGAACATGTACCCATGAATAGCTGGCAACAGTTGTTTGAGCTTAGAAACGGCTTAAAAGGGGTTATATTTGCCATCGATGAGATTCAGAACGAATATAATTCAAGTGCCTGGCAAAAATTCCCTGAAGGCTTGCTGGCAGAAATTACGCAGCAGCGTAAACAGCGCATAAAAATTGTCGGTACAAGTCAGGTCTTTACACGTGTAGTTAAGCAGCTAAGAGAACAGACTTTCGAGGTTGTCGAATGTCGTACAATCGCAGGACGTTGGACTTTTACAAGAGCCTTCGATGCTGAAGATTACAACGCAGTTTGCGAACGTCCTGAAGCTAAAATGAAACTACGTCGATTGTGGCGCAGAAGTTTCGTACAGTCAAAAGAACTTAGAGAAAAATATGACACTTATGCCAAAATTCAAAAGATGGCTGAAGCAGTAAATAAGGGGTAAAAAAAGGGGCTGCAAGCCCCTTGAGAAAGCCCCCGCAGGGGGGTTTCTTCTTATCTTGATACTATTAGAAATAATGAGATTTTGAAAATAAGGTGTAAAAATAGGCTTAAACCCTTGATATTACTGAGTTTTTGGGCGCAAAAAAAGCCTTGTTTTTTGTGAAAGCTTTTGATATAATTTAGGTGTCGAATCAAAACTATATAAAGCTAGGAAAATTGCAAGGACTTTTTTCTATATTTCTTTGTAATTACAGGTAAATTATAACATGACAGAAGTCAAAAATCAAGTATTTCAGGATATATCAAAGACTGGAAAAGATAGAAAATGGAAAGAGCGCAAATTAAAAAATATTGAACTAGCTGGGCAGTTGGATATTTTGGGTTATCGCTCATTCGAACGAGTTTATCAATGCGCTGAAGTATTGAAATTTGTCGAGCAGTCGGACGGTACTAAAAAATTATATCAGTCTTATTTTTGCAAAAATAAGCTGTGTGCACTCTGTAACTGGAGAAGGTCTATGAAATATTCTTATCAAGCGAGCAAAATCGTTGAAGAAGCTATGATTAGGCAACCGAAAGGGCGCTTTCTATTCTTGACTTTGACGGTAAAAAATGTGACAGGTCAAGAACTTAATCAGTCTATGACGGATATTTTAAGAGGGTTCAACCGCTTGATGAAATACAAAAAAGTCGATAAGAATTTAATCGGATTTTTAAGAGCGACAGAGGTGACCTATTCAAAAGAATTGGATAGCTATCACCCTCATTTGCACGTTTTATTGATGGTTAAACCAGGTTATTTCAGGTCGAAAGCTGACTATTTAAACCAGGAGGAATGGACGGAACTTTGGCAAAAAGCTATGAAGTTAGATTATACTCCAATGGTTGATATTAGAGCGGTAAAAGCCGATAAAGGCAAAGGCTTGAAAGGTGCTATTTTGGAGACTGCAAAATATCCTGTAAAACCGTTTGATGTTACGGATAAGAAAACGGATTTTACAGATCAGGAGAAATTACAGATTGTAGATGATATGCTAACAGGATTGCACCGAAAAAGACAGATAGGTTTTGGAAAGCTATTTAAGGAAATCAAAAAAGACCTGGACTTTGATGACTTGGAGGATGGCAATCTTATTCAAACTGGAGACGATACAGAAAGCACTTCATCAGGCCGAGAAATCGTAGCTATTTGGAACTGGGAACGTAAAAATTATTTTTTAAAGCAAGGGGTCTGGTCCTGTTGTAAAAAAATTTATAACTATCCTACTGTTTAG